TAAGTATGTTATACATTTTTATTGCTTATATGTAAAGTTATAGCCTACCTACAGCGACACCCCACCCCCCAAAACCACAGAGAAGGAGTCCCTTGTCCCCCATACCCCGGAAGGCGCACAAATAACTCTACAAAAATTCAAATATTGGAAGTACCCCCCATGTAAAAAGAAAAGGCTATGTCAAAAAATATTTCACAAAAATTTCCCGAAAACTACCCCCACCCCCCTAATTATGATATGATAAAACCATGAAATACGATACCCCAAGACATAGAGCAAAAACTGCTGGCCTAAAACGCTACGAAGGATTACCTTGTATAAACTGCGGAGGTAAAGATAGGTACGTCTCAAACCAAGCGTGTGTACCGTGCCGCCAAGCTAAGAAGTACGCTGCGCGTAAAAAGAAACAAATATATGATAAGCGAGGGAGGCCACCTAAAGAAAAGGTAGAGTTAACTCCTGAACAGCAATTAATAAAACAAACAGAGAAAAGGGCGCGAGAACGCGAGTATTGGCAACGCCCAGAAAACTTAGGTAGAAAGCGGGCTAAGAAAGCTAAGCGTAGAACAGTAGAATTACAACGTAAACCAGAATGGATAACTAAAGAAGACCTATGGCTCATAAAGGAAATATACGATATAGCAGCAGAGCGAACACAGTTGTTCGGATTTAGATGGGAAGTAGACCACATCATCCCACTTCAGGGTAAAACAGCATCAGGACTACACGTACCAAGCAATCTACAAGTCATACCTATGGCAGATAATAGAAAGAAACAAAATAAATATTCGCCCCTTTAGTAAAAAATATCTTTACACACACTGTAAACTGCAATAGAATCAAGAAAATGGAGTAAAACCCAACAGGAAAATATATAAGCATGGATATAACAGAGCACTTCAACATGCCCGACATAGAGGAAAACGTTCCTTTACCTAAAAATGCGCGGGAAGCAATACCCGAATTATCCCCAACAGACGAATTAACCATGAGAGCCAACGTAATTAAGCTCTTTTCAGACATGACCGGCCAGCCAATAGAACCTAGCCAAGACAATATAGACGAAGCTACGACGCTAGCTAAAGAAATGATGGGAAACCCATCCCACAGACCCAACTTCTCAAGATACCCAAACGAAACCCTTGCAATGTTAGCCGGTATGGTAGCTCAAACGAACGTAGCTATCGTGGATGACCTAGCTGATTTAAAACTTTACGTGGTTAATAACCTAGTTCACATGTACGAGATGAATAAAGACCCCAAAGTAAAACTAACTGCCTTAAGTAAGCTAGGCGAAATAGATGGTGTCGACGCATTTAAGAAACGAACAGAGATAACTCATAAGGTAATGAGCAAAGAAGAAGTCGAGGCAGAGCTACTTGCTACTCTAGACAAAATTCAAAGTCGCATAATTGACGTCGAAGCGCGCGATATTACCCACGAAACCTCTCACACCACACACAATACAGTCATCTAAGAAATAATATAACGAGACTAACCACATAGGCCATGCGGAGACTGACACAAGAAGATATCTTTAAACTGAGGGAGGCCATACCCTTCATGCCGAAGGCACAGGCCGAGAAAACGCTAACTCTGTTAAAGCAGCAAGAAAGCTTTTTAAATCAAGAAGTTAGCCAGATGTCGTTCTTGGAGTTTATAAAACATGTGTATCCGGGCTATAAAGTAGGTCCGCATCACCTGAAGTTGATAGAGATTTTCGAAGCGATAGCTCGAGGCGAGAAAAAACGGGTCATAGTTAACATTGCTCCACGCCATGGGAAGAGTGAGTTGATTTCGTATTTGGCACCCGCATGGTTCTTAGGGAAGTTTCCAGCTAAAAAGATTATCATGGGCTCCCACACGGCGGACTTGGCAGTTAACTTCGGTCGGCGCGTTCGTAACTTGGTGGGCTCGGATGCATACAAGGATGTGTTTCCGCAGATTGAGTTACAAAGCGACAGTAAATCGGCTTCACGATGGGGAACGAACTTTAATGGGGAATACTTTGCTATTGGTGTTGGCGGCGCTCTTGCTGGGCGAGGCGCTGACCTTTTTATCATTGATGACCCTCATTCTGAACAGGAAGCTAAGACCGGGCGTCCAGATGTTTTTCTTCCTGCTTGGGAATGGTTTCAATCTGGTCCTTTACAGCGTCTTATGCCAGGCGGTGCGATAATTGTAGTGATGACTAGGTGGTCTAAACTGGACCTGACTGGGCAGATTGTGGCTCAGATGGACCGAAGTGACGATGTAGATAGGTGGGAGGTAGTAGAGTTTCCAGCAATTAAGGATGACGGCACCGCACTTTGGCCTGAGTTTTGGGACGTTGAGGAGTTATTGGCTAAAAAAGCCGCGTTGGACATCCGTTATTGGAATGCACAGTACTTACAAAACCCCGTTTCGGAAGAAGGCGCGCTTATTAAGCGAGAATGGTGGCAAGTTTGGGATAAAGACATGGCTCCCAGCTGTGAATTCATAATTATGTCACTAGATGCCGCTCAAGAGACCAATAATAGGGCCGACTATAACGCATTAACGACGTGGGGAGTATTTTTCAATGAAGAATCTAATAACTATAATATAATACTACTCAATGCTATTAAAAAACGACTAGAATTCCCTGAATTAAAGAAATTAGTACTAGAAGAATATAAAGAATGGCAGCCAGACGCCTTTATGGTAGAGAAAAAGTCTAACGGAGCAGCGTTATACCAAGAATTAAGGCGTATGGGGATACCGGCAGGAGAGTTTACACCTGGTAAGGGACAAGATAAAATCTCTCGTGTCAATGCTATATCGGATTTATTTGCTTCAGGTATTGTTTGGGCCCCAGAACATAGATGGGCTAAGGAAGTTATAGAAGAATGTAACGACTTTCCTAGTGGTACTAACGATGACTTAGTCGACTCGACTACACTTGCCTTACTTCGGTTTAGGCAAGGAGGGTTTATTAAGCTTCCAAGCGACGAAGCAGACGATGATATATTTTATAAATATTCAAAAAAGAAAGCGTACTACTAATTAATAGGAAAATACCATGGCAATAGATAAAAGCTTATCACAGGCTCCCCAAGGGCTTGACCAATTAGACCCTCTGATGCAGCAAGGTCCTGGGCTAGAGATTGAGATTGAAGACCCAGAAAGCGTCACTATTGGCGTGGATGGTGAACCTATCCTTACTATAGAAGAAACCGAGGACGACGGTGGCTTCGACCAAAACTTAGCTGAAGTAATAGATGACCGCGTATTAGCTACGTTGGCTTCAGAGCTTATTGGTGACTTCGAGAATGATGTGTCAGCTAGAAAAGATTGGATACAGACATACGTAGACGGTCTAGAGTTATTAGGATTAAAGATTGAAGAGCGTTCCGAGCCATGGGAAGGTGCCTGTGGTGTGTACCATCCTCTCTTAAGTGAAGCTGTTGTTAAGTTTCAGGCAGAGACAATGATGGAGACTTTTCCAGCTATGGGTCCAGTTAAGACTCAAATCGTAGGGAAAGAGACCCAAGAGAAGAAAGATGCTGCTACACGAGTTCAAGACGACATGAACTATCAGCTTACAGACGTGATGAAGGAATACCGCCCTGAGCACGAGCGTATGTTGTGGGGCCTAGGTCTAGCAGGTAACGCGTTCAAGAAAGTATATTACGACCCAGCTATTGCCCGTCAAGTATCTATGTATGTACCAGCTGAGGACGTTGTTGTTCCTTACGGTGCGTCAAGTCTAGAGTCAGCAGAGCGTATTACCCATGTTATGCGCAAATCATCAAACGAGATTACTCGTCTGCAGCATGAAGGCTTCTACCGCGACGTTGATTTAGGCGAACCAGCAATGGTTATGGACGAAGTAGAGAAGAAGATTGCTGAGAAGTTAGGCTTCCGCGCTACTACTGATGACCGCTTTAAGTTATTAGAGATGCATGTAAACCTAGTACTAGAAGGTGACGAGCATACAGACGAAGACGGCGAACCTACAGGCATTGCGCTTCCATATATCGTTACTATAGAAAAAGGCACTACTACTATATTAGCTATTCGCCGCAACTGGAGGCCTGACGATGAACTACATCAAAAACGCAATCATTTCGTTCATTACGGCTATGTTCCTGGCTTTGGTTTCTACTGTTTTGGTCTTATCCATCTTATCGGTGCTTTTGCTAAGTCTGGTACTTCTCTTATCCGCCAGTTGGTTGATGCAGGTACACTCTCTAACTTACCGGGCGGCTTT